AGGCGCATTTAGTTCTGCAGGATGGTTAAGTCCAGGTACTGGATCATTTAACATTGATGGTATCACTGTATCAGATAGTATAATTGTAACATTTGAAGATGCTACACCAGCAAATAACTGGGTCAGGTATATTTTAGATTCGGATCAAAGTCAAAACTATTGGATTGGTCAAGCAATATTGACCATAAAGAAAATAGGGTAGAGGAGACTTAAATGGCAGTCAATTTTCCAGATAGCCCTAGTAATGGTGATACTTTTACTTCAAATGGAGTAACTTATGTTTATGATGCTAATATTAATGCTTGGACTGTCGTACCTGGAAGTTCTCTTATTTCTGCAGGTTATGGAGACAAGTTTATTCTTGTAATTCCTATAGACGGAATTAGTAGTGGTACTCCAAGTACAGAAACTACAATTACATTTGATAGAGGGTTTTCTCGAAATGTTAAACATAGAGTTTTACGTGCAAACTTTGGAGATGGCTACGATCAAACAATATTAGATGGAATAAACCCGAAAGACGATAAATTTACGGCGAATTTTAAAAATAGAAGAGAAGCTGAGATAAACTTATTAGCAGATTATTTAGATAAAACCGCTGCAGGAAAAATACTTATAAAGGTACCAAACTCAGACGGTATCGAAAATATTTATGTAAGATGTGAGAGTTATACTATAGCATATAATTATGACCAATATCACGATTTATCAGCGCAACTTAAGAGAGTATATGTACCATCATGAGCACCTTTGATTATTACTTTGGAATAGACGATCATACAGGAAGTGGAAGCGGATATATTCCGCCTATAGCAGACCGTTCGGGAAGCTACACTGTAATTATGAAAGTCGGAGATACTGTAAATATTCGTACAGAATATATAGGATCTGACGCAAATGCACAAGAAATACGGTATATTGCAGATCCTAATAGTAGTAGTACTCAAAATGATCCTGACGCAACAGGCACGCCCGGACTAGATACTACATGGTCTCTTACAGCAAGTGACAGTACTGATCACTATGCAAGATGGTATTGGTTTACTAATGCTAATCCAGGCACTACTTTAACTTACCCAGCACAATTATCTATTAGATTATTAATTTTACCAAGTACTTTTGGTTTCACAGGAGTACCAAGTTTTATAGGCCCTGGAGGTTCAGAAGAAGTACGTATAAGTGTACCTTCCACTTTAGAGCCTTATTTGGACGGTTCTTTTGATAGCTCTGCAGATGGGGTACCGGCAGATACAGGAACCGGAAACCCTGAAACATTTTTCTGGAAAATTTCAACAGATCCTGGGGGTGCTAATACTGTAGGGTCCGGATTTGTAGACAAATACGGAGAGCTTTCAGGCCCTCAAGATGGAGATATACTAAATATTCAGCCAGAAGAAGATTGTCCTTTTGGCACTTACTATTTATGTCTTTATCACTATAAAACCACTCATCAATATACTACGAGCGGGGCCACGGCGTCCACAACTGGAGGTAGCGATACTCTAATACAAGCTATTTCTTTTTCTGTTCAAGATGACCCTCAGATAGCAGTTAAATCAGTACAAAAGCAATCTATAGAAGATTCTCTTGTTCATTTATTTGAATTAACATTGCCCAGCGGAAATATTATTTATTTACATAATGGTGTAGATTTTGAAACTGGAACTATTGGAGAAAATATTTATTTTCCAGATGTAAACGGAAGTACTCAAAATCAATACATTGCATTTCCAATTAATATAAAAGACATAGAAACTACAGGATCTGGAGCGCAAAATCGACCAACTTTACAGATGGCAAACATACCTGTTGTAGTAAATAATAGACAGTTTAGTTCCGTTTTTAGTGGTGAAAATTATGATGCTGTTGCAGGAGACGAAAATGAAACTACTTTAGATCAAGTCTTTAGAGACGAAGGTCTTTTTGATGCAACAGACTTACTAACTTGCAGACTTGTATATAGAAGAACTCTGTTAAAGCATACTTATCGAGAGGGAGATGCTGCAACTTTACCCACAGAATACCCAAAAGCTTTTTACTATTTAGAGCGTGTTGCTTCCGAAGATAATGTGTTTGTAAACTATGAATTAATCTCTCCTGCGGATACTGAAGGTGCTTTTTTGCCTGCCAGAACAGTTGTAGGAAAATACTGCTCTTGGGAATTCCAAGGAGCTTTATCGGGCAGGGGTGGATGCACTGTGCCTAAAAGTTCTTTTGGCATTTGGTGGGACGAAGATGATAACATAATCACTACAGATGCGCAAAATGATACAAATATATTGGAATGGACTAATACAAATTATTATTCTATAGGAGCTTTAGTAAGAAAAGAGCACGGATCCCTAGGAGGTTGGAGATACTATAAGTGTCTATTACCAAATACTAAAAGAGTCCCTGAAACCAATCCGGGATACTGGGTAAGAATAGATACTTGTGGTAAAAGACTATCTTCTTGTAGACGTAGATTTCAAGGTAGAAGAGATGTAATTATATCGAACAATCTTGGATTCGGCGATTCTGTGCCAGACAATGACCAGTATTTAAACTCAGCTAAAGTTTTGCCTTTCGGAGGCTTTCCAGGTGCGAAGAAATTTAAGTAATACTATTAAAGATCATTTTACAAAAAATGAACCAAAAGAAGCCTGCGGAGTTTTAGTTAATAGTAATAGTAAAGTAAAATTTATTGGATGTAAAAATATTTCTCCTAACTTGCAAGACTTTGCCTTTTGTCCCGACGAATATATAAAAATATTACTAAATAATGAGATATTAGGAATTGTTCATAATCATGTGCAGGAGAAAAACACACCTTCAGAGTATGATATAGATAATTGCAATGCTCTTGCAAAACCTTATTATATTTATAGTTATCCGGATATGAAATTAAATATCCTACTACCAAAAATGGAGTTAAAAGAGGTAAACAAATGAGAAGAGTTATTTTAGAAGGAGAGCTTGGAGAAAAATTCGGCAAGGAGCGCATGCTGAATGTTAAATCTTTTCGAGATATAATAAAATGTTTTCAAGCAAACTTTGACAACTTTAACGATTATTTACTAGACTGTGATAAAAAACAGATAATGTTTATTTGTAGAGTAAATGGAGTAGCAGTTGATGAAAATGAGTTAATAATGAATTATCCAAATGGAGATTTTGTTATAACTCCTGTTCCGGCGGGTGCTCTTTCTTTAGGCGGGCTTTTTAAAGCAATTGTAGGAATTGTTTTAGTAGTTGTGGGAATTATAACTATGAATCCAAAAATGATTATTCAAGGTATTGGCTTGTTTATTTCGGGAGTACAAGATATGCTTGCACAAGACCCTTCCGTAGATGAACGAACAACTAGTCCAGATTATCTCTATGGAGGAACAGAACAACTAGTTAGAGAAAGAGACCCTATCCCTCTTTGTTATGGAAGAATGCGAATTCCAGCAAGACCTATAAGTTTCGAAACTCGACAAGAACTTACAAGTATATATTCTCACTATGGAAACCAATACAAAACAGATGGAGATAATACTCGTCGTGGCGGTGGCTATGGAACTCGTGTTGGCGGAAACTACGTAACTAGGTAATAAATTATGGCGAAAGTAAACAATCTTACTCCAAACTCTCCCGGACTACAAGGTATTGGTACTTTTGCTGGAGGAGAGGCACAACATATTTCAGTTACAGATGCCCTTTGTGAAGGCCCTATTTGGGGTCTTGTAGAAGGCGCTGCTTCTGTCTATTTCGACAATTCTCCGGTAGAACATTCTAGACTAGTAACTTATCAACCTGATATAGCAGGTGCAGGAATAACCTTTGACGGTACTACAAATGTAGGTGTAGTTGATGACGGTGTGACTCTTCCGGAAGATACGGGCACTGGTACCCGTATGATCATTGTAGAAGATTATGAACAACTTAATGTACTTATTGGAGGTATTACCGAACTCGCAGACGAAGGTTATAGTTTTTCTTTAAGTGGTACAAATTTATCCGCAACAGATCATAATACTACGTACAATCCCCCTACACTAGAAAGATACGCTACTCTTATTATTACTTTAGGCAACCCTTTTGGCCAGAATTTTAAAGTATTAAGTATGGCGGGAGATCATGCTGTAAATTCAAGTACAACTTCTACTTTTATTACTAGAGAAAATCCTTTTTTAATGGGGTCCAAAGAAGAGCTCGATGAGGCTATTGCAGCAGGAACAGTAGTATCTGGAACTGTATATTTAACCGAAAAATATCAAATAGAAGAAGTAGATCCTGTAAATAATACTGTAACTATAACAGGAATACCCCCTGCTGGTTTTTCACTTTTTAGTTTTACGGGAGTTAGTAATTTTAATTCTCTTCCTGGAGTTACAGGGGGCACTACTACTTTTGATCCTAATCAGCCCGTAGGAAAAATAGATAATTTATATGTACAACAAGTAGTAGGTTCTATAGATCAGCCTCCTCTTGCTCAGGTTGGTAACGTTGGAGGTTCTATTGCACTTGCTGGAACAATAGATTCCGCAAATGCTGAATTAAAGCAAATAGCTGTCGGTAACTTAGAAGGGTTGCCTGTTATTGATGCATTTCCTGCTAATGATCCAGAGCTCGATGTAAGCCAGATTCCAATTGCGCTTGACGCTGTTGCTTTTGGCTTAGATACTATTGCTAGAATTAAAAATGCTGATACTATATCTTTCGATATAGTTTATAATAATGGATTCAATGTATACGGAGGTAATGATGATATTACATACCATGATTGCTATGCGTTTTATGGCTGTAAAATTACTTTCAAAGAAGATACAGGTAATGGTCTTGTAGATAAGCATACTGTAGATGTTTGGCCAAATTATATTGTACATAGAGGGCGTAGAACAGGTCCGTTAGTATTTACTCATATTATTAATATAAAACAATATAGAGAAGCTTACGGAACTTTTGATGATTTT